GTCTTAGGCATTATAGCATACTTCATAGAGTTACGCACTTCAGCAGTACCAGTTCCAAACGCAGCGAAACCTGAACCATCAGTACCACCGATTGTGAATGTGGTAGGTGTAGCCGCAGTTACCTCGACGTGAGATAGATTGAATGCTCCTGTAGCAGCACCAGATACTGTAACGTAATCTCCTACCTTGATTTGATTATGATTTCCACCTGATCTTTCTATGGTGTATACTACTGGGTTAGCAGACGTAGCACCTGTGATGCCCATACGTACTGGACTGTCACCTTTGACAATTACTGTTTCGCCTTTCTCTAGATACAAACTTGAGTTAGTGGCATTGGCAGCTCCACCTAGCTGTATGGCAGCACCGCCCTTTGCGACTTCAGCAGAGAAGCGATAGATACCTGTCTTCACAGATAGTGCTGTACTTTGTGTGTTGGCAGCACTACTTACGGTCACCGTAGGTCCATCCTGCACTACTTTTAATACTGACATGTTAATAATAGTTGGTTCTTACTTATTTATCCTTGGAAGCATTCTTCAACATCTTCTGTAGTTCAGCGGTACTGCCTACAAATAGAGCGTTGTTGACTGTAGAAGGTCCTTTCTTTTTCTCTTCCTTGACATCCTTGGTTGTTTTTTGAAGTGCCATAAGTTTATCAGCAACGTCACCGACGTGTTTGATTAACTGTCCAGCTACCTCATATGCTCTGGGGTGATCGCTACCTTGTGCTACATCTAGAGCACCATCGACTGCCTCCTGTCCTTTCTCTATGAGAGAGTATAGGTTTGACCTAGCATACTCATGATCATCAGTTATCTGATCCTCAGTAGATTGTATGGGTCTTGCTTTTTTGGGTTTAGGTTCATTCATATCGAATGCTTTTTCTAAACCACCGAAATTGTTATCCATAGAAAGAAGTCATTTCGTTGAATCCGAAGTCATCATCACCCTCAAGGAGTTCTGTATCGGCAGATGTAATAATATCTATAACTGAACCACTTGCGTGAGCAGATTTAGATGTAGCATTTTGACCACGTAGTACAGTGATAGATGTCTCACTAGGTTTAGTTTTGATCTTCATGACCTCGTTGTTGATCTCAATGTAGTCACCTATATTAAGGACAGTTGAGTCTACAACTGGTAGTGTGGATGTCTTATCATTAACAGCAGCAGTAATAGTTAGACCAGCTCCATCATTATCCTTATCACGTAAGGCAGTAGGTTCTACCTGATAAGATACACGACGTACTGGAGCCGCAGGGGTACCAGTATCGTAGTGAACCTTTGCTTTCTTGATTGGTTTCCCAGTCTGTGTAGGTCCGAAGATGTATGCTTTCATAGTAAATGTAGCATCAATCGTAGTAAGTTTACGTTGATCGAAGTTACCTTCATACTCATCTGAATAGTTTATACTGTTCAGAACTATTGGTACGTCACGGTACTCATTAATTTCATCTATAATTTTAATACTAACACTGTATGCGGGTTGGAAAATAGGAACTATCTGTTCAATGATCTCCAATGCCTCATCATTTGTCTTAGATAAAATAGAAAAACTAAAGTCTAGATTGTATGGTACAGGTGTAAATATTCTTCTTACACTCTTTCCATCTTTCTTAAAGTCAGTCGTGATAGGACTTAACTTTCTACTACTGTCATATGATATACCTGTCATCTCGAATGACACTCTAGGTAGAGTGATAGCAACCTTCTTATTTAAATCTGGTTGTCCCTCTAGTCTAGCTAAAAACTTTTGTTTAGGACCGTAAGCAAGAGGTACCTTCATCTTCTGATAGGTTGTACCACCCGTCTCTTTCCTAACTTCTATATTGTTGAATAATGTACCGAAAGCGATAACGCACTTTCTGATCACCTTATTATAAGTGTATGCACCTAACATGTTATGTTCCTAAACCAAATGGGTTGCCTTCACTGAAATCAATGATATCGTCAGCAAGTGTCTCAAACGTATCAGACTCAGAGTATTTAGTATCTGTAGTCTTCATAGCGTTATAACTATGTATCGTTATTGAAGCACCGCTAGTATTACCTACGAGTAATTCACCGATCTGGAAGTCATCTGTTGGTGATTTTAGTTTCAACCAACCCTCAGACTTATCCCAGTCTGCGATCATCGCAGTACCACCAGTCGTTCCACCTGTAACTGTCTCTCCATCTATGAAGTTTCCAGACAGTCCAGCTGGTACAGATTCTATATCAAACTGGGCAGCAGTGTATCCACTACCACCATTGTCGATTATTATTTGACTGACTGAATCGTATCCCGACCCCTCATTGGTAATCTCAACTTTAGTGAGCGTACCATTCGAGTTAAAAGTCGGAGTGACCACAGGTTTGGTGCCTGCAGTGTCAGGATCATTAAAATCAATACTAGATCGAGATATATCATATCCCGCACCTCCGTTAACTATTGTGAGTCCAACTAACTTACCATCCTTTACAGTAGGATCTAAGACAGCTGGTGTTGTGGGTATAGAACCCGCTATGTTTACAACTATCATCTCAGCATGTGCTGTTGCTCCTGAACCATCACCTGTAACAGTAACAGTAGGAGTGAAGTTGTACTTACTACCATTGGTAGTCATGATGGCTTGTGTCAAAGCACCACCATCTAGCAGTGGAGTTCCCGCTGCTGACTGACCTGGTGACACAAGATAATAGTATTGTACAGTATAACCTGTATCTATTAGCTCGTCGTCTCCCGCAAAGAACTCTCCACCTTCGTCGCTGTACTCGAAGAGTTCTGCTTTTAGTTTGTAGGTATAGTTCTTACCTAGTTGGTAGAACGGTTCTTCGTGTTCTACAAACTTGATCTCAAAATAGTTAGATGATAATGGGAAGTATATTAAATCTCCTTCTTGGGGTCTTTCTCCTACCTCTATGTCCTGATCTAATAGTAGGAACTGTGAGATAAGATCACTAAATCTCTGCTGTGATATAACCATAGTTATCTCATCAGACTGTCTGATACCAAACTTTGTCAATAGATCTCCACCACCTTGGAATCCATCAAAGTTCTCTAGGTATGCTTCTATAATATATGAATCATCAAACTGTGATATGACTTCTTCATTGAACACATTATCTTTTGCTATCAACTGTCTGGGAATATACAATACATCCATTCCAAACATCTTGATGTATTCCTCAACAAGATTTTGTTGAAGAAACTGCTCGTTACGAGTACCATGTGTGAAGAATACGTTTCTTGCCATTATCCGATCATATCCATTGGGGGCATTTCATACTTAGTTAACATCTCATCTTCTATCTTGTTCAACTCCTCTTGTGCCTGTTGATATATCTGATCACCATTCATAGTGATACCACCTGGCAACTGTGCACCTTGGAACTTAGATAAGTTCTGTCCCCACTGTCTCTTGATAAGTTGTGTGGTATATCTCTTGAGGAAGATGTCATCATATACTGTAGCAAATGATGAAGGATCTAATGCTCTGTAAGCATCAAAGACTATGAAGTCTCCATCGTTTACATCAGTTCGGAAGTCAAGATCCATGTATAATCTGTCTCCTCTACTCTGGAATCTTAGTTGTTTCTGTCCTTCTAGTAACCAGTATATATCTTCTAGTCTTCTGTTTACCATTTCATATGTAAGAATCTCTGTCTGAGTTAGATCCCAGAGATCATTTAATCTCCACTGGTATCTCACGTCAAATAAGTTAGTAGTATTCTTAGATGTGAAATCAAATATCTTGATGACTGAGGTGACATGCTCAGGCATAGTGATGAAGTTATTCTGCTCAAGGAAGTCTGCTTGTCTAGCTCCTACCTGTGTCACGGTAGTAGTGGTGTCAGTGACCATAGCATCTATTGTTGCCTGATCAAACTTATATTTTAAAAACGTTCTGATATATCCTTCACTTGCTCGCTCTTGGAAAAACTGCAAAGCATCGTCAATCAGATCATCTATCTGATCATCATCGACGTTTATTTCTAGGACGGGTGCCCCTAATTTTCTTAAAGCATACTCTGCTAGAGTTGCCTTACTATTTGGTTTTGCCATTAGACTGTATCGACGTTGAATCTCACCCTTACATAATATGTAGTTGTAGGTAACAGTGTAACGTCACCTGGTAATGTATATGACAGTAGGTTGGTAGAGTTTCCTAGTGATTGGTGTACAATCGAATTGAATGTCTCTGCCTGTGAGAACTGCCAGTCAGTAGAGTTATGTCCATAGCCAGGTTTAATAGCTGGACTAACAGTATTGACAGTAGGGTTGAATGCGGGAGTGATAGTTTGTATCTCTGGTTGGTCTACTACAGGTGTAGTGAACTGTACAGGAGATGAGTAGTTACTTACTAATCCTGCGTTATCCTTAAACTTTGCTTGAACTTGGTATGTTATCTGGAAGTCAAGAGTTCCAGCTGGTACTGTGAATGTAGTTAAGTTACCAGTGTCACCACCTGATAGATCAGGAACTGTGATGGTAGCAGTATCATATACAGTTACGTTATCTGCCACTCTCTTAATCAACCAGTATGATGCTGCGTGAGCAGATCCTGCGTACTGTGATACAAATGCTCCAGAGGTAAATGTAGGTTGCCTATTAAATGTTAGGTTAGTTGTTCCGTCTATATCAACAGACATAGAAGCAGGAGAATCTACAAACTCAGACTCATTTACAGTGATAGTAGCGGAGTCAGATGTAACTGATATCGCATTAGCATTAGATAATACACAACGATACTCATTGTTGAGTGTTGGGAATGGTTGTGTGACTGTAGTATATGAAGCAGATGTCGCACCATTTATATTTGCCCAGTTTCCACCACTATCAACGGACTTCTGCCACTGGTAGTTAATAGTTCCAGATGTGATAGCAGCAGTGATACTGTATGTTGCTGACTGTCCTTCAATGACTGTCTGTGGTTGTGGTTGCTGAGATATAGTAATAACTCTAAGGACTGTCTGTACAGCAAAGGTTGATGTTAGATCATTCTCAGCACCTACTAGACTTAGTGTACACTTATATCTGTCGTCATTATCATCAGCAAATACTAGAGCAGGAGTAGTGTAAGTAGCACTTACAGCACCTGGTATAGTGTTGTAGTCAACACCGTTATCAGATTTACTCCACTGATATGTGTGTGAACCACTTGATGTTGTACCCGCTACAGTGAATGATGATGTGCCTCCTTCGTTACCTGTTGCGTTAACTGGTTGAGCACTGATCTGATGAGTCCTGTAGACAGTTAGTAGAGCAGCATCAGTGAACACATCAGCGTCAGCACCCACTGCTGATAACTTACAACGATAGCGATCTGCGTTATCTGCTGCGTATGTTGCTGTTCCTGTGTTGTAAGTAGGACTTGTAGCACCACTGATATCAGTGTATGGTTCGGTAGTCAGTAAACTATTACCCTGACCTGTATGATAGTGACACCAATAGTATAGAGTGCCCGCTGCGTTTGGTGGTACTATCCATTCTATTGTTTTAGTAGTAGCAGAACCAAATCCACTGACATACTCTGCCATAGTTTTTGTGACACCATCTAACTTATAGGTAATACCCATCATGTAGTGTCCGTGACCATTATGATCACCGTCAACACCTGTACTAAACATCAAAGGATGTTCTTGAGTATTGTAGTTAGCATTAGATGAATCAGACTGATCAAAGATATATGTTTCTCCTCTTTCAAACTCTGTGGCGTTAGGTTTCTCTACACCATCAAAGTAGAATACTCCTGTTGCTTGACCACTAATATTATCTACACCCACTGTGACTGCGACTGTTCCACCACCATCTTTTCTCTGCCACTGGTAGTCAACTGAAGGTGCGTGGTTAGACCAGATAGAGTTGTATAGTTCTGGATCAGAAGCTGTCTCTGTCTTAGCAGAAGCACCACCACCTGAAGGTGTTGTCCAGTTACCAACTCCAAAGGAAGAGTTCAATAACGCAGTTATCTGTTGAGTTTGTACAGTACCAGCTGCTGTGAATGATGTTGTCTGTCCTTCATCTATTGTACTATCATCAGGATTAGAAACAACAGATACAGCAACTGTCTCTACCTGTAATATAGCAGCGTTGGTGAATATATTGTTAGCACCAGCTGCTGATAGTAGTACACGATACTGATACTCATCGAACTGTGCTGTAAGTGTAGGTGTTGTATATGTTGCTGAGTTTGCTCCTCCGATTGTTGAGAAGTTATTACCATCATCTAGTGATAACTGCCACTGATAATTAATGTCAGCACTGTCCCCGTCAGATATACTAGCAGCAACTGAGAATTGAGCAGTTCCACCAACAGCACCTGTAGTTCCTTGTGGTTGTGTATCTACTGTTATAGATCTTGTAACTGATAGTAGAGCACTATTTGATGTTACTTCACTCGCACCTGTAGCGTTGACTCTGCATCTAAAGTAGTCACCGTTATCAGCATCAAATGATGCAGGAGGTACACCACCAGTATCATATGTGGTAGCAGTAGTTGTGTATGATGAACTTGTAGCACCTGGTATTTGATGCCATACAGTGTTATCTTCTGATTTATCCCATGCGTATGTGATTGATGCTCCGTCAGCAGTAGCAGCAGATATATTAAAGGTAGCAGCAGCTGGTGAGATCGCTGACTGTGCCTGTGGTTGAGAAGATATAGTAACAACTCTAGTTACTGTTAATGTAGCAGAGTTAGATGTTGTATCAGCAGCTGCTGTGTTAGAACCCAAGACGCATCGGTACTGCCATCCATTAAATGCATATTGATCGTCTACAGTAAGTGTCTCTGTTGTCTCTCCACTATGTCCTGATAGACTACTAATTGATGTCCATGCTCCACCTGTACTATACTGCCACTGATATGTGATAGTAGAAGAATCCGATACACTAGCATTAAGAGGACCGAAGGTAGCGTTAGTTCCTGCTCCTGCCTCTATCGTTGAGTCTGAAGGTTGGTCACCGATTGTAACTACAACACCTGTACCCTCTGTGTGGAAATTATAATTTCTTGCTTCTCCAGAACTGTTCTCTGTGACTATGATGTCAAAGAATGTATCCTGATATGATGATGTGACTGTACCTGATAGTACACCTGAAGATGTATTTAAAGTAAGTCCTGTGCCAGATATATCATCACCCGACAGAGTATATGATTCTCCGTTATTAAATGTCTCGTTAGCATAACTCTTGAACTCATCAACACCTACGTCTAAACTGACAGCTCCATTGTGAGCAAATCCATCACCACCTATTTTACCTGTGGTTACTAGATTACCTGTACCAGTTCCTTGTACAGTCTTGATATACAGTGGATGACTAGATCCTGCTGTAGTATCGAATACTAGAATGTCACCTATAGTAGCATTGATTCCTGCGTCGTCACCACTCTGTCCTGCTGAGGAATTTGTCTGAACAGTAATAGTACCGTACATATTGTTGTGAGCAGTACACTGATAGTAGTATACGCCAGGTGTTACGCCAGTTGTAACCCACTTGACAGTACCAGATGCTGATGCTCCACCACCTGTATATGTTCCCTGTGATACCTGATTACTTGAACCAGTTCCCTGTACAGTCTTGAAAACAGTTGGGTGACTGCTACCCGCATTCATATTAAAGTTTATTGTATCACCAACCTGACATACAATAGCAGGGTCGTTACCACTTACAGATCCATTCCTATCAGTACCAGCTACAATATAGTCCTGACTACCACTAGCAGTGACAGCAAAGTTATAGGTATTGGTTATAAGGTTTACATTCTGTTCTGTTATAGTGTAGTTGCTACTACCAGACGCTGTTACGTTCCAGTATCTTTTGGCAGTACCACCTGATCCAGTAAGCGAAATGGTACCATACATGTCATTGTGAGCACTACATTGATAGTAATAGTTACCAGCTGTGACTCCTGTTGTATCCCAGTAGATTCTTCCATTAGTGACACCTTGTCCCCCTGATTGACTTAAAGATCCATTGTAGAACCATGTAACGGTCTTAGAGATGTATTGTGTGAACAGTCCCCTAACCTTACTTATTAACGCACCTGTCTGACTATAATCAAAGTCAACCCCTGTATCTACAGGTATCTGATTTATAGCACGACCTGTATGTCCTGCTTCTTCTGAGTCTAACTCGGCAAATAATGTGACGTTACCAAACGTAGGTCCGTCAGATCCCTCGTGTGTATCAGATATAATACAACCATAGTTATTACTTCCACCAGCTACCTCATTACTTGTACCACTATTGACCACAGTGATCTCGATATAGTTGTTAGCAGCAGACTGTCCTGTGATGCTATACCAGTCGTCATTAGATATTTCTTTGATGTTAAGACCACCCACTGATAGTGAGGATGCTCCGATTCTCATCTGTAATTTTTTACCAATCTTGTTCAGGAAGGCACTAGAATCTATTGCGTTATAGTATATCTTAAGTATATTACTACCTGAACTAACAGCAAACGGGTTGGTAGGTAACTTGTATTCATGTGCTGTGTTGCTTGGATACGCTGTAGTACTGACAGCAGCAAAGTTGCCAGGATCACCTGACCCTCTTATCCAGTTCTTACATAAGACTGGTAGTGTACCTGTGTTGAGGTTATAGTTGTTCGCTGCGATAAACTGACATACTACACCACATACAATAGGACCTGAGAATGATGTACCTTGTATATTATCATAGTTTGATACAGATGAATAAGGTGTATTGGTAGTCCAGTCATACTGTGGTGTAGTTATGTGTTGACCTGGTGCTGTGACTGTTACACCTGAACCATAGTTAGAGAAGTCTGCCCACCTGTCATTATAGTCTGTAGCACCTACAGAGATAGACGCGATATTTACATCAACTGTGTTGACATCTCCATCTGAATATCCTGCTGATCTAGTTCCTGCTTGATATCTACCCTGTAGAGGTCCTAAGAAAGCATTACTGGATGATTTGAATCCGTTACCCGCTGATCTAACGAGTACAATATTAGCATCTACTACGTCTTTCTCTGTCTCGTCATATAATTCTACGTCAAATCCTGCGTCAGTTCCTGCTTCGTTTAACTCAATGTATGGGAAAGAACCACTAGGTTGAGTAGAACCAAAGGATGCGTTGATAACTGCGGGTCTAGTATTACCTTTATAGTTGGCATTACCACTGTCATTATGGTTGATAACTGCCTGATATGCGTTCATGATACCTGATAGTGTTCCACCACCAGCTGAACTAAAACACTTCAGAGCATACAATTTTACCTTATGTGCGACACCATTCTTAATACCACCAATCAAGTTGGCACACCATGTACCGTGTGAGTTGTCATCTTCATTACTGTTTGCTACACCGTTAACAGTATATCCTGAACTGTAACCTGGCACCTCATACACTCTGTATGACTGTTGCTCAGATAAAGCGTTAAGGTCAGCGTTGTTTGTTACGTCAAATAATTCTGGATGTAAACCTACTCCAGATCCTGTTGGTCTCGAAGCTCCTCTAATACCAGTATCAAGTACATACACGTCAACACCGTCAGCCTCTTCCGTAGTGTTGTATACTCCATTTAAGAAACTCCTACTTTGCTTTGATATACGGTCTAGGTGCCAGAAATCATGGATTGCTATACCACCATAACGTAGTGGACTGTCATTATAAGCACCATAGTCTGAGTTAGATACGTTGTACCAGTACAGCACAGATGCTGTGACACTATCCACTTCGATACGAGTATAAGCACCTGAAGAACCAGGTGTTCCTGCTGTTGTTACCTTGTAGGTATACTGTACACCGTCATTGTGTGTACCGTCAGGTGTCAAAGAGAATGCTATCCTGTGACCTGTATTGGATGAGTCACTCTGGTCAAAGGTATATGTACCACCTTGTACAAATCCACTGTAGGTTGCGATACGACTGTATACACCACCCTGAGTTGATGCGAACTGAAACCTTTGATTACCACTATAGTTTGCTACCTTTACATATATTGTTCCACCACCACTACCAGTTATGATCCTTGTATTTCTTGTTCCTGCTACTTCTTCTGTATTGTCTTTTATTGTATCTCCTAAAAACTCTGCTACTGCTACTTCACCACCCTCTACTGGATCTATTTTAAATTCTTTATCATATGTCGCACCATGAACGTACGCCAACTTCCTGATCTCATCTATAGATGATTGGTCTTCAGAAGGTGCTGTAAACTGGATAGTTCTAAATGAAGGGAAAGATCTTACAAATTCTAAATAACTATGCTGACCCATTATTAGTGCTTGAGCACCATCAAGAGTCATAGAACTTGCTACCTTTACTAAAAGGGTTGCCATTGAATATTAGTCAGTATTATCCTCTTTTGTATTTATAGAACTCATGGCTGGACTTAGAGACAGAGAAGCACCAACAGGTGAATATAGACTCAGAGAACACCTCTGGAGTAGAACTGAAGCAAGATTTGATGGAAGTTCAGACACTATTCCATTTGACGTTGGCGACAAATATGACGACAGACCTATAATTTCTATAGGCATAACAAAAAACATCTACGGTAAAAGATACTATCTCATTGTTGAAGGAGATAAAACCCATGCCCGTAGACGTTTAGAATTTGATGAGAAGCATGACTTGATATCAAGTAAGTTCCTCAAGTTTATAGATTAATTATTTAACCTTGGCAGGTGTAGGGGGTGCTTCTGTTGCCTCCTCTTTGTCCTGCGTTGCTAATCTAAGACCTTCTATTGCTCCTTGTAGACGCAGTAGTTGGTCTTCTCTTGTTTTAAGGGCATCTTTAATTTCTGCCACTTCTGCTTTTACCTTGCTCTGTTGCTCAGTAAAGTCTGTAATCATTTCGTCAATAGTCATGCTGTAGTTGGTTCAGTACGTTTAATTTTAGATTCAGCACCGATAACTACGGTGCGTACAATGTCGAGTGCTTCACAAGCACCCTCCAAACGATTCACTTTTGTACGTGCATCGTTAAGGTCAGTTAGGTCTATACGAGTCATAAGACTAGAGTTCTTATCGAGCTCCTCTTCTTTCTCTTTGACATCATCTCTTGCTTCGGTTAGCTGAGAAACGAAGTCTTCCCATACCGCATCGAAAGTCCACTCTTTAGTTTCATTTTCAACGGTACCCATCCCTGCTGTTTCTGGTGCGTCAGACATAATTTTTTACTTCATCTTGTATATCTTGCTGTGCGAGAGCAAAAGGTGTGGCGAGATAAGGACGTGTGTCATACTTCAGATCTTTATGTAGACCATCAGCATAAACATACTGCATAAAAGCATTGATATGTTCTTTGCCTGTATACTTTTCTCTCCAGTGTGGAATGTTTCCACTGTATATTACCACATCACCTGGTTCTAAGTCAATAGAAAGAGTCTGACCTTCCCATAAAAAATTTAGATCCCACTTGATGTCACGAGCAATAGACAGGTTAACTGCCAACTCTGAGGATCGTCGATCAGTATGCCTAACCAACTCACTTCCTTCAGTATATATGCGACCATAAGAATAGGTCGGTTCGATACTTGTCTTGAGTATTTCCTCCACTTGAGGTTTCAAATGTAGACCCAATGCTTCAAAGCACAAAGGTGAATACCAAGAAAAAGTATTAGGAACAGTGGGGTCATTATAACCCTCATTGCTACCCATGGCAAGTAGGGCATCCCTCATCAATCTAAACTCGGTGTACAAGTAATCGACTAATGGATCAGGCACTGCCTTCTTCCATACTCTAATTATCGGTTTGTATTTTGTAGTTACGTCTGTCATAGAACTCTGGATTGAGTACAGTCGGCACACAAGGAATACTCATTGATAACCTTGTTTTATTTGGTAAAGCACAATGATATGCTCTATCAGGTATATAGAGAAGATCGCCAGGTTTTAATATCCCTTCCCATTCAACCTCCATTATATCATAGTTTACTGGTTTGTCATTATGACATTTAAGTAATGATGATTGTTTGTTCTTATATACTTTCCATGGTGTCTCTCCAACACACTGAACTATAAAATTAGAGAAGTGATCACAGTGTGTCTTGAATGATGGTGAGGTACCTTTAGATCCATACACATGTATATCTACATTCACATTTAGAGATCTCTCTATCTCTATACACAGGTCTTGTGTCCATCTATTCATCTTACTGTACCCAGTAATTACAAAACTTTCACCACCTTGTATGTGTTCGTATATTGTGTTCTTATCCTGACATGGTACAGGTGACCAGAATGGTTTGTACTGTTCTAGATGTTTCTTATTACCATCCTTATTAATTAGTTCCCAGTACAAATCATCACGGGTAAGGCATCTCTCTACCTCTTTCCATGATAGGTACTCAGTTGGTTTGTCTAAGAACTGCGGTACGTGTACTACACCGTCATCGCAGATTAGATCACGCGACGCGAAGAAACGGCTTAACACTTTCTTGAATTTTTCTTGCTACTATGTTGATTGTGATTGCTAACCTAGCATCATGATGTTGAGGACACGAACTAGCATGGTAGTGCTTACCATCAAAAACAAAAAGCTTGTTCTTTTCGGGATGGCATTGATACTTGATTGTATACTTCTCGCTCTCCTTCTTCTCTTCAAATACGACTGTCGGACCATCGGAATTGTTTACGTAATAAAGGCATGTGTAGTGTTCGACCAGTGATGACTCAGGAAAGTCAACATGTGGTTGATTGTGTAGTAGATGTTCTTCTCTAAATGTAGGGAAGTTTAATCCACATCTAAGTCTAGATAGATACCACTCGTCAAATTTTAGATCAAGGGCATCAATAATGTAGTGATAAAAGAAACTGAAGTCACCATACCAACTACTCATGTTACCATCTCTATAGGGAGTATGGTGCATACCTGGTTGACTCCTGTAGTAGTCAGGTACCTCTGATCTTTCTTTGGGTGATACAGTTACATCATCTAACCAGAACCATGGGAACTCGTTGGATGTCATTTTATCATGTAACTCATTTGCCAATGAGATTGGCAAAAAGTTTTTAATCTCTCTCATCTTATATTGAATGATATTGATATTCTATCTTCATCAGATAGATTCGCTTTCACGTGATGTTCTTGCCAAGCAGGAAAAATAAGTAATCTATTTTTCACGGGTGCATAGCACCATTCAGCATTACTATATCTAGTTGGGTTTGGTGCGACTGTTCCCAGAGCATACCCACCTGACCTAGTAAAACATATGTCACCTGATCTCTCAGGAGATGACACATAGAACACACCAGATAGTCTTGCTTCTGGGTGTACGTGTACTTGATTGTAGGAATACTTCGGATTGATATTGATCCAAAGATTTTCTATCCAACGATCACCTTTAGGTATACCCAAATCTTTCGCTATGTTGTGTGACTCTTTGACGATATACAATACAAGTTCAGACAATGGTGTGTTACCGAACTCTTTATAATCTTCAGACTGCCACCCACCAACGTTAGATATAACTCTGCCAGGATTTTCTTTCATACATGAGTAGCACCAGTATTTCATACTGTCTACATCAAGATCAAGATCAAAACCCCAGATAGGTGTGGAGAATATTTCGTCTAGAAACATTAAACAGGAACTTCTTGTGATTTAAAGACCTTTGCTAATGATTTGTATTTGAAACCAAAGCAATGAGACCATCTCCATTCTACACTATCTGCCACAAAAGGGCAATGTGGTAAGTTACCATTATAGATTGTCATCGTTCCATGCTTGACAGGAGCTGATGCTATCTTCCTAAATCCCCAGTGGAATGCTTGCTTACTGCTGAGATTCTGGAAGCCGTCTGTATGATTTTTTCCGTCTCCAACCCAATCGTGCCATTCTTGATACCGTTGGTGACGTGAATCAAGTTGGAAATCGTACCGTTCTTCAGACACCTCTCCTTTGTAGTCGTAAATGTCAGTTGTTGTTTCTCCTTCTTCATGTTCTGTTAACCATAAGTTTCCTATCCATCCCTCATCATCAGGAAAATCTACATGTGGGATGTATGAATTTACTAGAGGACGACACTCGCCCTTGAAATATATATTACCCCATTCCGATAGACGTTCATCTATCAATTCTAACTCAGGACCTTGATGAAAGTGTTCTCTAATAACAAACTCTCTTACTGCCTCACATAGGGGTTGTGTAACCCAATATGGTAGGTGGTGCACCATGAAAGGATTGTGATCCCAGTCTTCATCATTGTTGTTAGGGTCAACTATAGGATAAGAAGATGCTATCTTTTTGAATAATCCAAGACCACCTTCTTTAAAGATATCTTCTACTACCCAATACTTACTATAGTTCTTATACTTCCACTCACTAACTGGTTTGAAGATAGGTTTTGTTTCAGTGTATACTCTTTTTGAGATAGGAAGTCTAATCATAACCTTGATAATTAAATGACATTGCTATACGAGGACCTACGGTGCTCTCGTCTACTCTATGTCTCACCCACGATGGGAAGAGAACATATTCAAATTGTTCAGCAGGGAACTCACTTGCTATAGTATGTATCCCCTTCATCATAGCGTATGGTTGGTTACGTAGAATGTAATCATTAGGGTTACAGAATTTTATATTACTAGATCCTTTTGGTTTTCTAAAATAGTAGACACATGATATCTGACAGTTACCCCACCATCCATCATTGTGACTGTGCTCCACTGTGGTGTCTCCTGCGAAGTGCTTGTTCGCCCATCCATCTCTACATCTGATATCTGCCATCTTCTTATATCCTAGAGTATATACCCAGTATTCTTTCACAGCAAATAGTAATGGTTTCATCAACCACTGGAGTTCTTCTTTCAGATGTATCTTCATCTCATCAGGACCTGTAGATAAACCTGACTCACCTTCAAAGTCACCTAACTTTCTATCAAGAAAGATACGACTCAGCATAGTCTCAGTAGCAGCATCATCATACTCAGGTGGTACTATTCTGCCCTTAACTATAGGTACAGAAAACAGGGGGTACTCATCACTCATTCCAATACTTCTTTAATATTTTATTAGTCTTAAGTTGTCTCTGAGTTGTATTAACATTCTCAGGAAACTCATTGTACGCAGTGAATATAAACTCTTCCTCTAGTTTGTAATCTTTAGGTGTAGCTACATCAACTGACATGTCAAGATCCTCTAGCATTCTACGTGACATAGGAACATAACAGCATAGAGGTGTTCCTGCTCTAACTGTTGTGTCACCTTCCATCAGGTGCCAGAGGAGTTGGACATTGACTTCATAAGCAGTACGTGGATCGAGAATACCAGATACTGCCGAGAAGCGAGTTTCATTAACGAAAGGTACTTTTGTCTGGAGAAATACGACATCATCATCGGCTTGTACTCGCCAAGTAGTATTGATTTTTACTACTTGATCTACTGTTCTATCCTTACTAGAATCCATCAACCATTTGGTTACATCTGTTTCATGTAGAACGACATACTCAGATGATGGAGGATTGAAAGGAGTTGTAGTGAACAGGATTGTATGTCCGTCTCCATTGGTGTGAACTTTAAAGTCAGCAGGAGCATAGACGACATAACCTGTCCTCATAATAGAATTTATAGCAGGACAACGACCTATAGAATTAGGATGATGTTGTTCTCCTTGTAATAGTTTTCCTACAGGACACTTACTTAGTCTTTCTCTATAGTCATCTCTCTCTTCTTTCACCCACTTCCTATCAAGATCTGCTGCCTTGGTGATAGGGTGTAGTGTGTGTACCGCAGGGTGTAAACTAAAGAACCTTGCTTTTGGTTTCTTTCTCTTAAACATATATCCTTTGTTTCAAATACTGATAATGTGAGGGTTGGGTCTGTAAGTATTTTAGCACAGATTTTCTATAACGGAAATGTCTTTCTTTCATTTCGTTAAGATATCCTAGTGTGAACTCTTCCCTTGCCATCTTATAGAGATAGTCTGTCTTAGATATTGGGTGATAACCTAGTCCTGCTGCTATGAATGGTAACCCACCTAGATCTTTAGGAGCATTAGATATATTCCAACAGTGGATAAGTTCTTGATACATCCTAGGAGATCTGATCAACTTGTCAAACATCTGATCATATGATAGAGGTGATCTGTTAGTATGGTATCTCCAATACTCTGTGTCTGTTCTAGGAGAGAGGTAGTAATGACATTCTATAAACTCTTTCATAGCTTCTAGTTCATAGGATACAGCATGGTTGTAACCATCAATATCAATCTGTGTTATATGTCCATCTCTACGTTCAAAGCATTCTACTAACCTCAGTATATTTTCATGTGTAGTAAACAGACCTGTAGATTCTAATGGTTCTAAGAAACCATAAGACAGACCTATACCTATGACGTTGTTACACCACCCTAGTCTTCTCTTACCATGTTTAAATTTTATATGCTCTACGTCACCATCCCAGTCTATGTGTTGTCTAAACTCTTGCTCTGCCTGATCTTTGCTACAGAACTTACTAGAATATACATAACCTTTTCCAATGTTTTCCCATAAGGGTATAGTCCAACACCAACCATTATCCATGGCATAACCATCAGTCTGGTTAACCATCTCCTTCTCTTTGTCTTTATAAGGTACGTGTGTGACTACAGCAGAATCGTTTGGTAGATTAGGGAACTCCATAAACTCTTGACCCATAGCTCCTTCTAGGAGCACAGATCCAAATCCACTACAATCTATAAAATAATCTGCCTCATAGTGATGACCTCCATCATCTACAAGTGCTTTGACGTTCTCAGCATCATCATAGAGTGTTGTTATAATTCTTGCTTTTATATGCTCTACACTCTGACATAAATTATCTCTTAACCACCCACCAAACTTAGTAGCATCAAAATGATATGATGTATCCCATTGCTTTTTGTAATTGCGAATGTAGATATCATTGTCCACCATCTTGTTAGTAGATGCTAGGTAACTAACAGGGTTATAGAACTCACAGTATGTTGTGTCTGGGAATAGTTGTGGATAGGTGTAGTGTAGGTAATACCATGTTAAGAAATCACCATGAGTATAATCCATATCACCAAAGGGATATTGGAAGACATCACCTTTGTTTTGCCAGTTTGTAAATTGTATTGATAACTTATATGTCGCATTACATTCACTCATCCAATCTTTATCTTTTACCTCTAGGCACTGTAGATAACGATTAAAATGACCAAGGGTAGACTCCCCTACACTCAATGGTTTTTGAGAAGGGTTCTCTATTAGTTTGATTTTAAAATGTGGAAATCTCTTAGCAAAGGCAGCAGCGGTCATCCATCCAGATGAACCACCACCAAGAATACAAATACTAACCATGTAATGAATGATGGAAATCTATACCCGCAACATCTTCATAATAGAATTCCTCTGGTGTAGGGAACGAGTCTATTAGTTTTTCGATATTTGGATCAAGTTGATATCCTGATGATAGCACTCTGAAGGAGGTCATGTCAACATTTCCTCTTCTTTCCATATAATCACATGTCCATGGTGTAAGTGGAGAATGCATGTGACCCGCACATACAAACGAATTTCCTGCTAGATTGCTGAAATTAAAATTAACTAACTCATCCATCTTCAATGGGAAGTCATCTAGTGGGTACCCACCATGTGTCTCTGCTTCTTTCTCTGCCTTGTCATCCATATAATTGATGTTCTCTGAGATATATCTCCAGTACTCACTGTCATCCTTAGTTGTCATCATGAAATGATTACCAACGAAGTGAGCAAACTGACCCATATGTTTTCTACATCTACGATTGAACTGTGCTCTGATTAGAGTATTGACTTTACTATCCTCATGCATTGACAAAGCATCTGCTAAGAATACAGCAAAGTTATGTACCGACATCAGACCATTAGATTCTAGAGGTTCTATGAATCCTGCTGACAGTCCTATGCCAACAACGTTCTTAGTCCAGACCTTCTTAGCAATACCATTTCTCCACTCAATTAAACGTGGTTCAGATAGTAATGGTCTATCACCCAAGAACTCTTTAAACTCTGCTAGAGCATCTTCTTCTGATATAAACTTATCAGAGAAGTTATATCCTGTACCGATTCTAGTTGTAAGAGGTACATGCCACACCCAACCATTGTCTAGTGCTGTACACTGTGTATGGTTAGTCATCTCTGTTGACTTGTCTGTATATGCTGTCTTAACTGCCCATGCTTTGTTGTTGATAAGGAAGGGGAAGTCATCCCACTCAATACCCATGTATTGACCAAGTAACTGTGATCTAAATCCAGTACAGTCAACGTATAAGTCAGCAAGATAGATATCTTTCTCACCTACAACACTTGCTAGGTTACCATCAGTATCTTTGATACAGTCTTTAATAGTATCAACTACATGTGTCACACCACGTGGTAGACAGAAGTCTCTCTTAAGCATGTTAGCAAACTTAACTGAGTCAAGGTGATACCCTGCGTTCTTGTATCCTTTAAATGATTCAAAGTCTTCTGTTACTACTTTATTCTCTGCTATGACTCTCCAGTATGGTGTCATCCATTCAGCAAAGGATACCTCTGGATTTCCATTGGTCGCTCTGTAATGAAAGAACCACTCTAATATATCACAACTACTATTCTTAGGAGCACCACCATCCCAGAAAGGATAATGGAAATCACCATACTCACTAAAGTTTTTAAATTTTACACTGTACTTATATGTCGCTTCACACTCATCCATCCAGTTGTCTGCTAGATTTAATTCCAGTGTCCAGTCACGAAAAAATTGAGTGGTTGATTCACCCACACCAATAGTAGGTATATCATCCGACTCAATTAGAGTAATCTTCTTTTGTGGAAATGATTTAATCAGAGTAGCAGCGGTCATCCATCCTGCGGTACCGCCACCGACTATACAAATTGATTCAATTTTCATAATGTAAGGTTTATGTTCCTACGTACTTAGGTCTGTTAGTTGCGGGGTCTAATTCCCATCCTGGTTCGTAAACGGTTGCGTTTTTAAATGTTGTAACCTTTGCTCTCTTCTCAGCAGGTAGACCATTCCATGCGGGTGCTTCTTCAGTACCCATCTCAAATTCTTTTTTCCCTGCGTAGAACGTAGCATCAGCATCTGCTGTTGCTTGATTGACGATGTTTGCTTTGATCTGCGTTACATGATCCTTCCACGTGGTCGTACCATTCACCTGATCCCAATACATCATATCCATCTGGTCTTCGATGGAACCATACTCAACTTTTCTCTTCATCTGTTGATTTCTTTCTAACCTGTCAGTGGTTGGAAAAAACTCACCATTATATAATACCCATAGGTTTGTGACAGCATCGTCATCACAAGTTACCCATCTGATAGGAGAATCATCTCCTTGATAAATCTCGAACTCGTCACCAGGCTCTACAACGTCAGTGATGAATCCACGATAGTCTACTAAACAACTTTTAGCCATGTTTCTTTTAAATCCGTAATTCTATTTAGACAAACTCCATAACGATAACCGCACCAGCCATACCGTTAGCACCCTGATAAGAACGCTGATATCCTGATGTACCACCAGAACCTCTAGCAGCTTTCAGTTGAGAACTTCTCGCTCCCTGTGCCCAGTTACCGTGAGCACTCATAGTTCCACTTCCGAAGAAAGAACCTCCACCGTGACCCATGTAGTTCATGTGTCCGATTCCACCACCACCGTAGATGTTTAAATTACCACCTGATCCACCGCCAGGAAGTCCACCACAATGTTGATAAGATTGGTTAGCACCGTTACCACCACTAGCGGAAAGATAGTTTCCGAAGGATGAGGTACCGCCCCCGCCACCATTTCCAGAGTAGTATGTACCACTTCCAGAACCACTACCTACTGTACAGTATACACTAGATATACCTCTGCAGTCAATAACTTCTTCAGAGTATCCACCAGCTCCACCAGATTCAGCATGTCCTGATCCACCGCCACCGCCTCCTACGACTCGAACGATGATTCTATTAATACCGTCTGGTCTATTCCAAGTACCACTACTATAAAATGTTTGGATACTTGTAGGACCTATGTGTCTGAATACAGCATCAGTATTATTACTGACTAGAAACTTACCTGTCTCATCTTCTGGATCAGGAGGTATAGAAGAACTATTCAGTATAGTACCACCCAAGGATAAGTTATATCCACTGGGTATTAATATAGATTGTCCCGACGCAGCGTCGAGTTCATTTGTATAAACGTTTGACATAATTACCTAAAGTTCCAGACACATATGATTCCTGCCATACCACGAGCACCTCTACGAGATGTATGATAACCAGGTGATCCACCACTTCCAACAGCGGCTCTGTATTGATGATTGTAAGCATAATGACCACCACGAGGATGACCTGTTGCTCCTGCTCCTCCAAAGAAAGAACCACCGCCAGGATAACCAGACCAGTATTCGTGACCTGAACCTCCTCCACCATATATATTCAACTGACCACCAGACCCTACGCCAGGTAGTCCTCCACAGTGCTGATAGTTACGGTTGGCACCGTTACCACCACTAGCAGACATATAGTTACCGAATGATGTAGAACCACCGTTAGCAGCACCACCAGAGTAGTATGTACCACCCCATGATCCAGGTTGTCCTAT